AAGAAAATGATGAATATTTTGATGGCTGTGATAAAGGAGATCTTACAGAAATTGCAGATGCTTTAGGTGATAAACTTTATATATTGTGTGGTACTATACTTAAACATGGTATGCAAGATATCATAGAAAAAGTATTTGATGAGATTCATTCTAGCAACATGAGTAAAGTTGGAGAAGATGGTAAAGCAATCATGAGAGAAGATGGTAAAATCTTAAAAGGAAAATCCTACCATCCCCCTAGATTAGAACCTATTATTTATAATAATCATAATCTTTGAATTAATTTATATCCTTTACAATGACCTTTTGCATGTAAATTAGATGCATATAATTTGTTGTTTCTACAAAATGCATTCAGATTTGTAATTGTAAATTGTTCACCAAATGGATTTTCTAAAAGCCATGTTTTTACACTTTTAGCAATTGATTTTTCTTTGTGTAATTGCATGGCTTTTGGATCCTTTTTTATTTCAAGCCAATTATTTTTATTACTATTTGAATTTTTTTGTTTTACTTCATTAGACCATGTGTTACCATGATTCCAATGTAGTGAACCTTTTCTATTTAGTGACATTAATATTTTTTGATCATTTGTAAATTTTGATTTACCTAAATTGGATTTGCTAATTTTATTTCTTGTCTCAGTAGATACGAGTTTACCTGTTTTAGGATGTATATCATATCTTATAGCTTTTGATATACATTTATTTAACCAGACATTTGAATTTTTCAAAACTTTTAATCTTCTTAAAACTGTTTCTTCCCAAGAAATAGCTTCAGTTTTAGTTTTGAAAGTTTTTCTTATTTCAAAAATAAATGATTCTTTTCCATAGCCTTGAATTAATTTTTTTACTATTTTGCTTGAAGTAAAATATTTGATCCATAAATCCTGAGAAGGGGGAAGCTTATTACCCCATCTAACACCATAATAAAACTTATTATTAATGGTGCATTTTATTAAATAAGTATAACACATAAAACAAATATATGAAAAATTTTTATAAAATCTTAAAAGGACCAAACTATTTTAAACCAAACTTAAAACAATTTATTGAAAATGAGCAAAACAAATAAAAACAGAAACAGAAAAAAAGTAATAAAGTTAGATTTAATGTGTCCAATCAGTTACAATAGATTTAAGTTTAGAGAAAATAGAAAAGGTGTTTTTAATATTACAAGAGAAAGAATTAGAAAAACCTATATTAGTAATGATGATTTAAATTAATGATTATGCATCCAGTAGTCTTTAGAAAACTTATGATTGAAGCATACTTAGCAGGTGCAACTGTTATGGATTGTGGTTGTTATGAAAGACCTACTAAAGCAGAAGCTAGAGAATGGTTTGATAATGAATATGGTAAACAAGAGTCAGATGAAGAATGTGACTGTTGTGATGAAGATTAAATTAGGGAGAGCTTAACGGCTCTCCCTTTTTTTTCTATCTCCCTTGACCTTTGTACATTTTTTTGTAGTTCTTAGACATTTTACTTTTTGAAGTTTTTGTCTTTGCGTGAATTCCCGGTCTTGAAACTTTCACTGATTTTGTTTTAGCTGCCATTGTATTTGTTTTTAATTATTACCTGATTCTTGTTGCACCTTTTGATAAGTTTTTAATCAATGTTTCAGGATCTCCTGTACCACCACTAAAACCTAACAAACTAAATACTCTTTTGTAAATTTTATTTTCACCTTTTTTCTGGAACCAGTATGGTCCTACATCTTTTTTGTATTTATTTGCATCACTTGCTGTGGCAAAATTTAGTATATCTCCAAAGATCTCCATATAAGTAAGAACCGTATTACTAAATGCTGTACTAGTTGAAGTTAATAACTTTGAGTAATCATCAGCACCAAGATTAACTGATACACCATTTACAGTAATTTTTGGTAATGGAATAAATGCACCTGTTTCAGCTTGTACTCCTAATAGTAATAAGAGAGCATGATTAGCAAGGAAGCCATATGTATTAAAATTATCAGAGTTTATTGGTCCTGATCTTTCTTTTATTTTTTTCCATCTATCTTCATCACCGTCTTCATAGCCAAATAATAATGATGCTAGTAATGCTGACATGGTAACAATCATACCTTCAGCCATAGCTCTTCTTAAATCAGCTTTTTCATCTTCAGTCATGAACTGAAACTCTACACCTTTAGATTTTAAACCTCTATATATTACCTGTAATGAATTTATGTAAAAACCTTTTGTAGTTTTTCCTAAAGCCCAATCATATCTAGCACCACCAAAGTTTTCTTTAGCTGTATCCATACCAAATCTGTTAGTAAACATTGGAGTAAACCATTTTCTCATAAAGAAAAACATTCTGTAAAGTAATAACTTATTACCTTCTGGTTGTCCAAAGTCATCATAAACCCCAAATAGTGCTCTTGAAGTACCTTGTAATCTGTTTTTAAATAATTTATACTTTTCAGATTTTGCAATGACAATTTCTTGTCCTTCTGTTAATTGAATTTGAGATTTAATTCTGTTTTTAGCTTTAAGTTCTTCTACTGTTACATTATATTTTTTAGCAATTTCTTCAAGAGTTTCTCCTTTTTGGTATGTGTGATAAACTGAAAGATTACTCCATCCTGGGTGAATACCAGCTTTTAATCTAGCAACACCATTCTCATCAGTTTCCCATGCATCAACATATCTTATTGTAGCTTTATCACCACTTATTAAGTCTTGTTCAAGTTTTTGACCATACAAGAATGCACCAAATAATCTCATTGCTACATCCATCTCACCAAATTTTCTATGCATGTAAGTCCATTCAAAGTTCATCAAATCTTTAAATAAACTTTTGTAAACAGTATTACCATACTCATCAGTAGTTTTAAAGTTTGGATCAAATATTTGAACTAACTGACTAGATAAATTTCCCGGTCCTGTTGTGTACATACCATTCATTGTCCAATCCATCATAGCTTTAGTAGCCCATGCTGAAGATAATGCTAAGTCTTTTCCTGTAACAAATCTACCTCCTGAAGATTCAATAATAGTTTGAACATAACCTGAGAACTGATTTTTTAAATCAGAAGGTATATTCATCATCAAAGAAGATCTACTTGACCATTTGGTTAAATTACTTAACCATTTTGTAAGTCTTGGGTTTGCTTCTTCCATACCTACTACTTTTCTACCAAAGTATTCTCTATCAATAAGAGATCTAATTTGTTCTAATCTGTTATAAGTATCCGTTTTTAAATTTACAAAAGCTCTAATTTTATTTTTACCATCTTGTAGCTGTTTAGATTTTTTCTGTAAATTCTTAGGTTGATTTTTTGGATCTTCTAGTGTGGATATAATTGACTTAACTAGTGGTAAAGATTTATATAATTGTTTTTGTGTTTGAAGAGACAATGCATATCTAAACAATGAATTGAATATATCTGCATCAACTACATCAGCATCAAGATTAAATATACCTGTAACAGGAATGTATGATATCTCATCACCATTTAAATCTGTATTTACTAAGTTATTGTCAGCATCATAGTTAAAGTCATTTAAGTAATCTTCTGTTGACTTACCAAATTTTTGCTTCAACCATTCTTTAACATTAGAGTTAATGTTTTTGAATTTATCCCCATATTGACCTTTTTGGAATGCTTGATAGAAATCTCCTTTTTTAGTACTATATCTTGGTACATCCATATATAATTTACCATAGTTACTACCATTTTTTTGCATGTCTAAATGATGCTCTTTGATAGCTTCCAATAACTTAAATTCAGGTGAGTCAGGATTAGCTTTTAAAGTTTGGTATCTCTTATCAATAAATCTATCATCTAGGGCACTGTATTTAGTTCCTGGTTGAAATAATCTAGGTAAATATTCACCTTTATTATCCACATATTTACCAATATAGTCTTCTCTTACAGCACCTCTTGGTATAGTTCTATACTTATCTTTTACTTCTCTTCTTGAATGTCTTGCATTAGGAACACCTAGTAAAGTAACTTCTTCACCGGTTTCATTATCAAAGATTGTAGTAGTTTCATAGTACTTACCCTCTTTAGGTCTCATTACGGAGTTAGCTGAAGTTCTTTGGAACTTATCAACCTCTTTACCTTTATCATATCTTTTAACTTCAATGTGATTTATGTTAAACCATTTTCTTAGTTCTTCATCTTGTACAAGCAAATCAGTAAATTCTTCAGAATTAATAAAGTTATCTACTGTTGTTTCAGTCACTTCTGTAACATTGAATTTAGATAAGCGCATGTTTAATGCATCTAAATAGTATTCTGTAGGAAGGTTGCTAGATAAATTAGACAAGGAGTTAAAAATATCCGTCATTTCCTCAACCAATTCTACATCAACCCCTTTAGCTTTTTGTTTCTGAATTAGTTCATTTAAAAGCATAGCTTCATTTGTATTTAAGTCTTCTACTTTTGACTTTTCCAATAAGAAGCTTAATGTATTAGCATCTTCTTTAGATAAACCGGTTCTGTAATCAAACTTAGCTCTGAAATTTATAATTTCTTGTTCTAGATCTTTTATCTTTCTTAATCTGTCTTTACCTAATTGAGTTGTGTCAGGTTGACCAAACTCATCACGGTATGTAAAGATTAAATCAGAAATAGTTTTGTATGCAGCAGAAATATCAAAATCCAAGTTCATGGTTTCTCTCATGTTTTTTTGGATCTCAGTAAGTCTATTTAAAAGATTAGCTCTTCTTTCATAGAATTCTTGTGAATATTTAATTTTGATGTTTTGTTTTTCCCACTTTCTTAATTCAGCTTGGAACTTATCAGTACCTCTTTTTATTCTTTTAGCCTCTAATTCAGTAACAAATTCATTGTATGCTGTAGATAATGAATTAGGAATTGAAACCCATTCATAAAACTCACTGGTTGCATTTCTATGTTTAATAAGTAATTCAGCAATAGACTTGTCATATATACCATTAGCTGGATCATCAACTTTTTCTGTAGCATCTTCATAGTGTAAAGAGTACAGTTGTTGATATGCTCTAAAGGCCGCTTCTATAGTACTGTAATTTTCAAATCTTTCAAGTTCTTTTTCAAACTGGTTTTGTAAGTTTAAGAAATTATCAAAAGCAGTTTTCTTAGCTAAGTATGCAAGTTTCCCTATCTCAGATTCATTAAAGATATCATCCTTCTCATAAAGCTCTGGAACAAATTCTTGCCACATATAAGCTTTATTGAATTGTCTCAATCTATCAAGAGCTTGTGCAGTTTTGTTTTTATCTCCACTGTCTTTAGCTAAAGCATATTCATACTCTAAATTATCTTTTTCATATCTCCAGCCATTACCAAATTCATTAAGGAATGTGTATACTTCTTTAGGAACAGGTTTTCCAGTTTGCTTGTCAATATAAAAGATGGTGTCTCTTGTAGCCACCATGTCTCTAATCTGTAAAGAATTTAACTTGCTAAAGTTAACCTGTGGTAAAAGCTTAGCTAAGACATTTCTAAATATTTGAGACTTATTCCATACTTCATTTTCTACTTCAGTTTTTTCATTTTGAATATACATAGCAAGTGAACCTACTATAGGGTCATTACTTGATGAATAAGATTCTAACCATCTATTGAACCAGCTTACATCTTTTGTTTTACCAGATAAGATATCAGATATTTTATCTTCATTAAGTACATAAGTATTATATTGTTGAACAAATCTATCTAATACTTCTTTTGGAACACCTTTTTGGTAAAGTCTTTCCAAATCAGCATCTGTTATAGTATTGCTAATAACTTTATTATACAAGTCAGTAACTTCATTTTCTTGTTCCTCAAGAGGTAGTTTTTTTAGAGCTATCTTTAAGTTATCATTTAACTGGTTTTGAACAAAGTCTGTCATGTAACCAGTAATCTGAACAAAAAGTTGAACATTATTTTTCTTATATATTTCTCCAATCTTTTTAACAATCATGGTTGAATTGTTCAAAACTTCATTTAGAGTTTGATAAAATAAACCATCTGTACCTATTGTATAGTCTTCAAGGATTTCATTTATTTCATTTATTAAACCTATCCAAGAATTTGCTGTAGAACTATATAAAGCAAGTAAAGCAACAACATTTCTATTGTTTATTAAAGATGCATTTTCATCAATAACTCTAAGCTCACCTAATGTATTTATACTTGCACTTTTGATACGGTCAATACTGTTAACAAGAGCAGTTGCTTTTATCAAGGCAAGTTCTTGTAATTTTTCTTCAGCATTAATTGCATTTTCAATTATTGATTCCGGTGAAACATTATTTGTAGGATTAACATCTTGGAACCCTTTTAAACTTTTATCTACAGCAGGTAATAATTCTGTGTTACCTTCTTTTAATAAAGCTCTTTGCAACATTGCTTTATTTACGCTGTCCTTACCGGTATTAAACTCTCTAGCTTTATTTAAAGTAGCTTTACCATTCAAGTAAGTATAGTTTACTATAGACTGAACTGCTTCTGGAGAGGAATTCTTTAATAAATCTTCCGCTCTTTCTACTACTTCTTTATAATACATTACTACATCAGCTTCAGTAATTGATTTAGTTCCTAAATCAAGGTCTATTTCTGTATCACTAAGTAATATATCTCCTAAGTCAGAGATAGTTGTTGCTGAACTTAGGTTTTTTACATTTACACCAGTCCCAAATGTCTCACGTAAAAACTTTTTTAATGCAGCTAATAACTGATTAATAAATGCTGCAAAACCTTCTGATGCAACTTTATCATTAACTTTATTTACAGCATCTAATTGTAAAGCATAAACTAAAACTTCTTCTTTAAAAAGAGGTGTGTCTTGACCAAGTTCAGGATATAATTTTTTAACATGAGCAATTATTGCTTGACCTTCATCTGTTTCTGACAGTGATGCAAATAAATTTTCAAATAATTCTGGGTTAGATCTTCTAATACCTTGTATAAAAGGATGTGAGAATTCATGTAGAACAGTGTTAATATTTACATTATCTCCTACAAAATAAACACCTCCTGCAAAATAAAATGCAGGCTCTCCCATATAAGGTTTAGAACTATTTTCTAAGATTTTTTGTGCTTCCTCAGGTGATACGCTAAAAAAATCTGTATTCATTTGAGCAGCAAGTTTTTTTGCAAGTACTTCAGCAACTTCTTTAGTTCTTGCATTATTTACTGACTCAAGATCAATGTTTAATGTTTGTGGTTCTTCACTGTTTAATTGAAAGTATGTAAACTGTGGAAATGATTCTGAAAGATCTGTAGGTTGATGTAAGACATAATCTTGTTGATCTTTAGGTCTAGCAAACATTCTTTCTCTACTACTCAAAGGTGACAAACTAAGTTTACCTTTAAATATAACAGCAGTACTTTTATGTATACCTTTTGAACCACCAGTGTCAATATTGTCTTTATGTACAAAAAAATCTACAGCCATGTGATTCTGACTTGTTGCTTTTACAATATTGCCATCTTTATCTCTAAGATTGTATGCAGTAATCCAACCATTTCCTCTATTAAAATCTCTTGATAAAACTTCAACAGTGAGACCTTCTTTAGGAATTAAAAAAGCATAAGTTGTATATTCTTTAGCATCACTATCCCAACCATAATGATAAGGTACACCATTTATAGATTCAACTTTTTCAAGCATAACCTCATAGTCTTCTTTATTCTGTACAGAAAAATCAATATCATGTATAGGTTCTTCTGAACTTCTATATATTGCGTCTCCTTGTGCAGCAATAGCAAGTGATCCTGTAAGTTTAGCATTTAGTTTACTAAATACATTTATGATATCTTGAGCAAATTCATTACCTGATAATGCTTTCTCATAGTCTAATTTAGCAGTAGATGTGGCTAATTTGGCAATATAATCTTTATCACCCATTAATACATTAATTGCAATATGATCAGCAACTCTATCATTATACTCCATTTGAGCAAGTATGTTATTCTTATAAATACCTCTCAGCTTTTCAAAAACTTCATAAAGTAATTCTAAAGCTTTGTCTAATAATGATTTATCTAAACCACTTGCTTTGTAATTTTTAACTAATGCTTTAGCAATTAATTTACCAACAGCTTCAATCTTAACTTGCTTTTCATTATTGTATAAAGGCATATATTGTGCTTTTATACTTGAGTATTCAGACCAAGTTGTGATATTATTTATTAAATATTTTATAGCTTTATTTTGCTCACCCATTAACATTACTATCATATGGGCTGCTTCTTCAGGCAGTGTTTCAGCATTTCTATGTGTACTGTACCAGATAAGTTTATTTAAAACATCAGTAGCTCCCAAAGCATCAACTCCCAATTTAGATTTAAGATCTGCAAACTCTTTACTTTTTACACCAAAAGGTTTAAGAAAATCTAACAGGTAATTATCTAATTCTTTGATAGCAGGTTCTAAAACTTTTTCATTCTCTAATTGGAATAAAGTTAACTGCTCACCTTCTTTATAGTTTGTGTATTCATAAGAGCCTGGATTTATTTCTTTAGCCAAACCTCTTCTAACTAAACCTTTCCAAACCCCGGTGCTATTTTCATTTAAATTACCGCTTCTTAAAGCAATATTAGTTCTACTTAAACTTTTATTTAGTTCTTTATAGGCCCTTATAGCAATACCTTGATTTCTATATTCAGGATAAATTTCAACTGCATCTACTGTAGCAATATTACCTTCTAGTTTATAATTTATGTCACCTACTTTAGTACCATTTTTTACTATATCTAGATTAAAACTGTTATCATCATAACCAGAATTAAACTCTAAAGTAATTTGTTCTTGTTTAGCTTTATCCGCATCAGGCATTATTGACTGATCAGCTATTGCTTTAGCACTATCATAGTTAGTTTTTAAAATTTGTAACTGTTGAAACAATGGTTCATTTGGTTCTGCTCTTTCAACAGTAATGGTAGTATCCCTTCTGTATGTAGAGGTTCTTTCATCAACAAGTTGTTTACTTGTTTTATCAAACAGTAACTGACCATTTGTTTCAAGACCATACTTTTCTATAGCAATATCTGTTAGAGCTCTATTTACTTTTTCAAACAAAGTATCACTGATAATTTTTCTTGAATCATCAACAGACTTTGTTTTCATCAAAGTTTTTATTGCATTTTCTTTAACCTCACAAACCATTTTTATACACAATTAAAAGGATCTGTCTCAAAACCATACGCTTGTAAGATTTCTTCATCAGATATTCCTTGTTTACTAACTATTAGATCATCTATCTCTTTATGTAAAAGAGAACCAGGGTTCAAATATCCTAATTTTTCATATAACTCCCTACTTAAATATACAAATAAATCTTGAGGCATAAGGTTTGGATTTCCAAATCCTGCTGTAGGAAGGGCAATGTTGCCACCTTTTTCCTTAATGTTTTCGGCAGTACTTAAAATTTTGCTCCAGTACTCTTTAATAAGCTCTTTGTCATCATTAGAAAGTTCAGATAAATTATCATTTTTGTCAAGAGAAATTATAACAGGAATACTCATATCTGGTGCATGCAATTGCATTACAGATTGCTCAGTATGATTTTTATTTCTACTATCTTCAAATTCTGAGTTAGTAAATGAATGCAAGAAAATAACTTTAGAATTTTTGTCTGTTAAATTTTTATAGTATTTACTGTCTTTACTCTTAGAATCATATAAAAATACATTTGGTTCTTTTGTTTCAATCAAATCTGAAACTTCTGTTTTTATTTCAGCTTCAGTAGCTGGTTGAGTAGTAGATTCTTTAGCAACTTGTATTTTATTTACATCAAAATCAGTCAAGTAATTCTTAAACTCTTTTTTAGTTGGGTTTGTTACTTTGTTATTTGCAAACTCAAACTTATTTAAGTAGTCATTAAGTATAAAGATACCTTTTAGAGGATCTTTATCTATTAATTCTATAAGTTCATTACCGGCATCTTGAATGATATCAATTACTTTAGTATAATCCACAAATGGTACTAAGTTATAAGAAGACTTATTTATACCAGATTGTAAGTATGCAAAAGTAGGTAACATAGAAAACAAATCAGTTATTTTCTTTATGTCAGCATCATTTAGCTTTAACTCTTTAGCAAAAGTTTTTAGAACTACAGGATTAGCTAAATCTTTAAAATTACTTATAAACATATTAGCTTTAGTACTGTTGATATCTCTATCGGCAATACCTAAGTTGAATATAGTTTGGTCAAAGTTTGATTCAGATTTTAATACTGAGAGAACATCAAATTCTTTGGTTAACAAAGGATAGTCAAATATAACTTTTGATACTCTGTTTGCATATGCAGTATTTACATTATTGAACAGATGGTTGAAATTATATGTATTGTCTAGTGCTTTCTCTGCTAAGAATTTTTCATATTCTTTTTTAGATTGAGATTCTTCTTTAGGATAAATGCTTCTCAAATATTCTCTTTCAAGCACAAATTTCTTATACTGGTTAAAGTTTTGACCTTTTTCAATTCCTGTAAAAGTCATCTCATCTACTTGATGTAAACCTAATACCTTATATGGATTTTTAGAATTTTCATTTGATGTAGCCCAAGCTTTATTTTCAAATTGTAATTTTAAAACATCATCATTAACAAATAAAGTTTTAGATCCATCCTTGTTAGTTTTCACATAAGCTCCAAAATACTTAGATTCAAAACTTTTAATATCTGCAGTTTCTTTCAAATCATAAGACATGTAACTGTCTCCTAGCTTATCTTTAAGTAAAGCATTTTGGAAAATATAACTTACAAGATCATTTCTGAATGCATTAATGAAACCTTTTTCATTTCCATTAAAAGTTTTATCTACAATTTTATCTAGTAAACCGGTCTTCTTTAAAGTGATTATGTAATCACTGAATATTTTATTGTATCTTAATTTAAACAAAGGTCTACTTAAAGCTAACGCTAAGGGCCCGTTAAAGAAGGAACTAATAACAGAATCATTCATCAAACCTGTAATTAAATCTGACATGTATTCATCATTTACTAATTCAGATAAGGTATTTTCAGATAACTCAATATTAGTAAGTGTAGTGTCTGTATTAGTATCCGGATTTGCATTCATTTTAACTTTTGTCAAGCCTTTAATTTGATCTTCAATTTTCAAATAATGCAAGAACATAGCTAATGACACCTCTCTTTTCTTTTTACTTGGATCAGCTGCAGATTCTTCAATAAGTTTTAACATTCCTTTTTCAGTAAAAACTTTCTCATCTCTGTCTTTCATTACTTTTTCTAAAAGTGAATCAGCAGTATCAAGAATAGTTTTAACTTTTGCATCTGCAGGAAGTATATTTTTTGGGAAATTATTAGCTATTACTTCTTTCATAGCTGTGTGCTTAACCAAGTTTTGACTATCTACAGCTTTACCTAACATAGGTGCAAATGTAGAACCTATTAAGCGTTGTTGGTCTACATACTCTCTTACTAATGGTTGTGATACAAAGTAAATAGCTTCTTTAACTGGTACACCAGCTTTAACTAAGAATAATAATATTGGTGCTACTTCATAGTTACCTTGGATAAAGAATATCCATGCATCTTTTTCAACATCCACCCAACCATTTATTGCTTGAGAGAATATATCTGCTATTTTATTTACATTATCAACATCATAGATATTTGAAAGAGAAATTCTTTCTTCTTCATTAACATTTATTGTACGATGTCTTAATGCAAGACTTGTTTCTCTTATCTTTTCATTTTTAGTACCACGTTTACTCATATAATTTTTTGGTAAACTTGCTCCTATAGAATTTAATAAGATATTAAATGTATTTTCAATTGCTCCAAGACCAAGGGTAGCCTTACCTACTATATTAGATTCATGTTTGTATAAATTATACATTGTCTCTAAAACTCTAGTAGGACTAATTTGTTTTTCCTTACCTGGAGTCATTAATGTAGAATATGGGTTATACTGCATTACATATTCAGCTAACATATCTGCAGTTTTTTTAAGTAAGAAAGTACCATTAGGAGTGATCAGAGACACAAAGTTCTCAGGTAATTCCAATATAGCTTTAATATCTTTAATCAATTCATTTTCTAAACCTGCCATTTGCTCTTTAAATAATTGATCTAAAGATTCACCTGCAACATTTTTTTCTTTTACAGCATTTTTAATAGCTTCAATATCTGCCATAGTTGGTTCAGCTAACTTACCATCAGCATTAATATTAGTCATGAAGATTGTAAGTTTATCAATATCAAAGTCACCCCCGGACTTAGCAACTATCTCTGCTGGAGGAATGATAATATTACCTGCTTGTGGAGGTAAGAATTCATATACTTCCATGAACTCCATAGAGTTTAGACCCTGAACTGGAATCCTAACCCCTACAAGAGTTATTGCTTTTCTGTTAGCACCATCATTTGCATCTAACCATGCATCATCTTTGATAGCTCTGTTTAATGTCTTGATATCACCAATGATTTGTCCATTATACTCAAGATTCAACAAGTTAGCATAGTCCCCCTGTAATGCAATCATAACCTTCATTGCTGCAGTTTTACCATTAGCCTTCTTGTGATATGTAGGAAGTACATTACTACCTTTCCATTTTTTCTTCTCAGCATCTGTAGCATTTGTAAAATCTCCAATACCACTTATGTTGTTTTCAAACATTGCTGAGGATACTTGTACTAATGGTTCACCTTTAATTTTTTGTTTAATGATTCTTTTATTAATCATTGATAAAAGTACTTTTTCAATTTTAAGTACCTCTGGGTGATAAGATAAGTCAATTGCTATTTGACCAGAATCCAATGCATCAATGAAATCAATTAACTCATTTCCATAAGCATCTTCTCTTTCTAAGTTAGCTCTAATTAATTCTAACAGTTTAGAAATACTGTCTTTATCTCTTGGTTTGTACTCTCCTTCTGATACTTCATCATAACCAATTTCTTCTAATAGTTTTAATTTAACTACTTCAGTGTATGCAGTTACATCTTTTAAATATTTTTCTACAATTGGTTTAGCTGATTCAGAAGTAATATTACCATTTTCATAAAGATTATCTAAGATTAACTTTCTCATCTGTGTAGAGAAGATAGATGTACCTTTGAAATCAGCATTAACTTCTGTTTGGTTCTTTAGGAACTCTGTGAAAATTGTATTTACAGTAAACTTGCTATCTTCAATTATTTTACCCTCTGCATCAAATATTTCATCACCTTTACCAATATGCCCAACTTTAGAACCAGATTCATATACAACATAGTCAAGTTGATCTCTCATCATTTTCTCATGTAAATCATACATTGGTGTACCTTTTTTTGCTACACCTGGTATAATTGGATTAAGTGAAAATTTATGAAAAGATGTTACTGGTAAGAAATCTGATTTGATATTACCTATATACTGTAATTTATATGGTGGAAAAAACTTAACAATGTCACCAGCAGCTACATCTTCACCTTTAGCAATTTTTTTGTATAATTCTTCTTGTTCTGGTAACCAACTTCCTTCAAGATTTTTTAATTTTCTATATCCTTCAAATGTAATATGCCCCTGACCATCACCAATCTCCATACCTCTATAACCTTTAAGTGCTATTTCAGTAAGTTGTTTTGCTTTGTCTTTATCTTTTAATCTAGAATAGTAGTCATTATATACATCATCATAGTACTCATCATAGTAAATTGATTCATCAATTATTCTTTCTTTTAGAATTGCTGTCTTTAAAGTACCATCATAAGCTCTAGAACTAAAACCAAATGAATCTGAATAGTAAGTAGGTAAAGAATTTACAAAATCTAATATTTTTTTATCAGATGAGAAACTTCTTCCACCTCCACCAAAACCAGCATTACGCTTGTGGAACTCTTCATTTTCATGATTGTACTGAGCTAAGTCACCATATATTATAATAGCAGTTTCAAATTTATGAATCCAAGAGTTATATGTATAAGCTTTTATAAGAATTTCATTAACATCATCATCTGAAAGATTATCAAATCCAGGGATTCTTTCTTTTAAACCAGTATCAATATATTTTGCTTGTTCTAATCTATCAAGATTTTGTTTAGTAAGTTTTGTAAAATACTCAGTTGTTTCTGCTTCTAGTAGAGCTCTCAAAGAAGGATCTGAATTAATCACATCCATCATGTCAAAAGAAGTGTTTTTATCTGCTACAGCTTTGTCTATGATAGCATATAACAATGCTTGTGTATCTTCTGTAAGAACATCATCAAATGCAGTAAATGCATCCCCGACCATTACCTTAGTATTTTTTTTATCTTTTCTTGTTACTTCTTTGTTATAACCCTTATAGTTTTTAAGAGTGTCTTTATTAAGACCAAACTTAAATATTCTATTAGACTCAGCCATTATGTAACCAGAAATGATATCAAAAGCTCTTGACTCACCAAATCCATATGGTGCAAAATTCTTGATGTCTACATATAATTTGTTATCACCTTTAGGAATACCTGTATCAATTTTTCCTGTTACAGTCAAACCTTGAGCCATTTGTTTAGAAGCATGTCTCATAAATTCTTCTACACCATTCATCAACATAGTATGTATCTCTTGTAAGAACTTACTTGTTGCATCCATTGATGCAGTAGAAATACCATCTTTTTTATCTTGAGCTCCTTTTCTTTGTTCTATTAACTGTGTACCAGCAACATTATTCAATAATAAATTATTTTTTAATCTAGTTCCTGCAGGTTTCTTTTTGTCTTTCAAATCAAAAAGAGAACCTAGTAGATAAGAATGTAAAGAGTAAGGGTTGATATCCTCAGATAACCAACGCATGTGTTGGAATTTATTTGAAGGATCTGCCTCTGCTCTGGTAAGTTCTTGCCATGACTTAGCAAAATTGATTGATGTTATCTTTCTAGTAATTGTATTATCTAAGAAATGTTCCCATACTCTATTTCCTTCAGGACTTAGGGCACTAAAATTAGAATATAAATCAGAGTTAGCTGCTTGCAACCTTGCAAGTTCTTTAACACGGGTGTTAGATATCTTCATTTTAGCATTGCTACTAAAGTCTTTAGTAACACCTTCCATGATATATTTAATTGGATTTCTTGCAATAAATAATGCTTCAGTATTTGAAGTAGCAACAGCACTTCTTATAGTACTAAATATATGGTCAACACCATATCTGATACCAAATCTTGGATCATCAGTTATTTCTTTAATGGCTTTGTTTGTATAATCTAATTTTATACCAATTGCATTTAAAAAGTCTTTTGATAATTCATATCTAAAATCCCCTTTATTATTAGTAAATGTTTTAAATACCTTTTCAGTATCTAGTACATATCTATTGTTTATTGGATCATAAACCATAAACATGTTAGTAGTTGGGTCTTCATTAACAAACATGAAATTCCAATCTCTGATAACATTAGTAACCGGAAAGTCTGCTTTACTTACAACAGCATCATAAACAGCCTCACCTTTTTTAATTGGTGTAGAGTTTACATTTAATTGTAAATAAGAAATTCTTGGCTTTTTAAGATCTTGCCAGAAGTTCACATCAATATTAAACTCAGTAATGTCATTGTAATTACTTGCTGATGGATCAGGAAGCAATGCTAAAAGTTGTTTAATCTCTGGCTCAGATTTAATAGCATTATGTAATCTACTATACATCTCAATTTTATCAAAGGACCCCGCTAATATTTTAGCAAGCTTATTCCACATGATTCCCATGTCAACTAGTATTGGTTCTCCAAATTCATTTAATTCATATTGAATATTGAATTTAGTTTTACCATCCACTACTTCAAAATCAAACTTTGATCTGTCAACTTTATAAATACTACTTAATATAGTTTTAGTAGCTTCACTTGCCTCATCTTTTGATGATATAGTGTTACCACTGTCCAATTTAAAAGTTTGAGACTGCTGCATGTTAGTAGGATCATTATCAATCTCTGTATAAGTATTATTTAAAATTTTAAATCTTGAGTTTTCCAAGTGATATGCAACAACACCAAACTTTTCTTTACCTTCTACTGCAGCTTTTGGATCACCAAAGTTTGTGATCATCTTCTCAATAAAAGTTAAGTTGTTTAACAAGTAAGATGGGATGTCTTCTCCTGCTGCAGCTAATTGTGCAGATTCTAATCTATAAGCATCAAATTTCTTTTTTAATACACCAAGAACAGTGTTATACATTGCAACACGGTTGTTGTTATTGTATAGAATCTTAATAGCTCCCGCAGTATTGTTTTTACTTTGGTTGTATTTAAGGAATATCTTAGGTAAAATAGAATCTACTAAGTTTGCTGCTTTTAAAGATTCAGACTCTGTGAATTCTTTATATTCAGTTTTATAAGCACTAACAGGTTTGATTACTTTTGCTCTGTTAAGTTTAGTAAACATCATGTTCTTTGTAGAAGGCTCCATGTGCTGTAATAACTCAGGTCTTGCACTAGCTTCATATAACATATCAAACATTTCTTTCACTGAAGCAATATCTCTTGGTCTTAATTTTGCTTGTGTTATGTTTACCTTACCAAAGAGGTTCTCTAGGAACTGGTAAATTCTTCTGAATACTTGACCCAAAAATCCTTTAGGAGCTTCTTTCTTACCTCTGCTTCTAGCATAATCTCTAAAATCTTCAGCAATATCTTCTTCTATTTCAAAGTAAGATTTATTGGCCCATTTTGGTTGGCCCTTTAAATCTCTATAAAGTCTAATTTTTTCTGGTTTAGTTAAGAATAACTGTGAGAATCCGTGCCATGCTTCATGATATATATCTATTGGAGTACCTCCATCACCTTCATAAAGTGTAATACCAGTACCCATAAATGTTGCAAAAGCATCTGAGTTTACAACTTTTGATATTCTTTCTAAACCAATAAGACCTAAATGTTTATACTTTTTATTTTTTGCATGCTGACTATCTTTATTCAATGGAGAATTTTTCCACCAATCATCTACTCTTTCTTTGTCAGCTTTATTAGTAAATAATCTGTCTAAAAAGTTACCCAAAGATTTATTTCTTTCAAAAGCATCAACATCAAAATCAATATCATCAGGTATGTCAGATAAATCTATCATGTCTGTTGTATCATCAATTATGTCATTTAGCTCTTCAGCAAATGGTATTTCTTCAGTAGCCTTTGGAGCAGTTCTTACTTCTTTATATTTTTCTTCATTAGTCTTTGGAGCCGGTATAGTTACTTTTTCATCTTCAACTACTATTTCATATTCTGTATCACCCATGAATTCTGCAGGAATCTCATATGTCAAATATGGATTGTTACCATAATTGTATTGTTGATATTCTTTGCTGTATCTAGCTTTTGCATAATCTTTTATAAACTCAAGATATTCTACTGGTCTTGCAATAATTTTATCACCTTCAACAGTAAAATCAGTAAAACTAGTGTCTTTATATACATCAGTATAGTGCACAGAAACAGGGAGATCTTTACCATTTTCATTTATTTCTCTTAGTTTAAGATGTCTTTTGATAGTTTCTTTAGCCTTTTGAGTATATAAATCATCTCCTGAAAACACAGTTACAGTACCTTCATAGTCTTTCATTGTAACTGTAAGATTTCCATCTTTAAGAGTAAGAAAGATATTTTCTCTGTTAAACTCATTTGGGTAGTAAATAGTGTTATTGATAAATATCTTAAAATAATCTAATCTTTGTTGAGCATCTAGTTCCTTACCTGTTGATAATTTTGCTTTAGTAGTTAAAACTGTCGCAACTTTTTCAGCAAGTCTTTCATCAAAGTCACCATATATAAGATTGATAAGTTGTGAAATCTTTCCTACAGGAGTATCAATGAATATAGTGATTACAGGCACACCTATTTTACTATTAAATTTATCTTTGATAATATCAAAAGTAGATAAATCCTCTTTTGATATACCAAGTTCCTTAACAGTTTTAACATATGCATCCGGAGCAATACCCAAACTACCACCAGTAATGTTTAGTTTTATTGGTTCATCTGTTTCTTCAGCAGAATTTCTTAGATTATACAAACCATTCATTAAAGCAGTTTGTTGTTCAAAGATTTCTTGAGTTCTGATATCTACCCAGTCTTGAGTAATTTCTCCACCTTGCTTTGCAAATAAATCTGCTTCATCATTAGCTAACTTTTCTGCATTAACAAGAGTGTTTTTGTATGTATATTGTTTACCATCACCAAGTGTTCTGGTATAAAGTAAAGTAAGTTTACCGTCAATGATTTCTACTTTTCTTAAAAAGGTATAAACAACAGTACCATTCTCTTCATCTGTTATATTACCATCTTTGTCAAAGTAAATATAATTACCATCTTTATCAGTTATAACAGCAAATACACCTACAGATTCTTTATCTGAGGCAATCAAGTGTTCTCTTAATTTTAGTTTATCTGGAAAAGCAGACGCTCTTGTAACAGAAAGAATTAAAGGAACACCTTGATATATTACATCAGTTTCTGTCAATGATCTATATGTTATAACAGCTACTATATTTTTCTGAACAATGTTAAATACACTTTTTATTTTATCATCAGGGTTTCTATCATCACCTTTTTTAAACTCAGTAGGGTTTTTAGATCTTGATGTTTGTAAAGATGTGCGGTTAGGAAAAGTAATTTTAGCAGCATTTCTTTTTTCTAAATCAGTTGGAGATAACTCAGCATCATCTGATATCTTTACATCATTTTTACTTTTAGTTGCTTCTTTTAACTTTTCTTCAACATCTTCAAATGTTTCTTTTTTTGGGGATACCAATTCTTGAACATACTTTAAATCTTCAAACTTAACACGCATGTCTCCTAATGCATCTAAGCTAAACTTATTTGCTCTTAGGTACTTGTTAGCTTTAGCATTTAAAGCAACAGAAGAAAAAATATCTGGTATTGCTTGTGCATATAAAAGAGCTTTATCTGCTTCACCTGTAGCATTTTTAACACCCTCATAAATTTCTTTTACTATTCCTTCTATTGATAAATCAAAAGGTTTATCAGTGCTCATACGGTCAAATACTTCACCATATAATGCTACATACAAATCTTTAATTTGTTCTTTATTTAATGCACAAGCCATTTCCTAACAAGTTTTTGAATTTTTGAATAAGTTATTAAATCTAGTTGCTTTGTCTATTGACTCAGCTTCTTTCTCAGCTTCTTTTACAATTTCAGAATCACTTGAGAATTCTTCAAGGTTATCTTTACTGATTGTAGAGTTATCTTGAGTTTCTTCTGTGATTGGTGTTTCCTTTTCTTTTTCTGCTTCCATTGCTTCTTTAGAATATATAGTAAAGTTATCTTTAAGTTCTTGTTCAGTAAATGATTTCTTAGTATCTGTACCATAGACTTTTACAGTAATTAACTTAGTGTTTTTGTCCATGCTAACAAGTTCTACTACAACATTTTCTGCACCATCAAAGATAGCTATTTTTGAGATAAGAAGTGAACCTTTTTCTAATGTATCTAATGAAACATTTTGTAATTCTTTCTTTCTATTTTCAAAGGCTTCTTGAACAGTAGCTGCCTTCACATCTCCTCTATTATTAATAGCATTTGTGAATGCCTCACGAAGTTCAGTTTCATTCTTAGCATTATTTATACCATCAAGTAAATCTGAATTTTCAGTTGCTTGTACTTTAGGTTCTGTAAAAACAGGTTTTATCTGTTTAGCAGAGCCTACTATTTGTTTAAGTTCTTCTGTTGAGACTCCTTGTTCAGGTAATCCAGAAACTGCTTTTGTTTGTTTTCCGGTAGACTTTTCATTCTGAGATACACCAGTCCCTTTCTGTACTTTTGTGGTTGCTCCGAAGACTTTGTTTGCTGCCCCTTGTTGCTTGCTGATTCTTGGTTTTTTAGTTTTTCCATCTTCTATAATTTTTATTAAATTTAAATCATTTTTTAAATGTAACAATTCATTAATTTGATTTGATATATCATCTACCAAATCACCTCTATTAATTATTATTGAACTTAAACCATATAAAGCATCAATAGTTTCATCTATCCAATAATAAATTCCCATTAGCTGAGTAGGAGTAATGGCTTTAACTCCTTTTTCCATTAATGTATCTAATTGCTCAGGATAATTTTCATTTAATTTTTCAGTTATTGCTTTACTTACAGCAGAAGATAAACTAAGTCTATCAATTTCTTTAAGATGTTTTACTTCCTCTAATGGTTTGAAATTTTTAGTAGCTTTTTGGAAACTATTAGGTAAAGTATTTAAAGCAAATATGTAATCATTTGCATTACCACCTTTTTCAAATATCAAGTCATTAGTTTCTATAAGTTTATTATTTACTTTTTCTAATACTTCAATACTATCTTTAAGTTGAGCAATTTGATTTAATACAAATAACTTAGTAATAGTACTTTTTTGTTTTACATTTTGTTTTTTAACAATTTGGTAAATTCTATTGAGCTCTTTATTTAACTCTTCAATTTCTAAATCATTTCTTAAAATCTGCTTCTCATTCTTTCTATAACTTAAAGCAGCAATTGCACCTGTCTTATCTCTAATAACATCATATCTAACATCATTAATGATAGCAGTAGTTTCATCTTCATTAGTAAATTCAGCTTTTATGTATTGACCGTTAAGTCTGTTTACTTGGAATGGAAAAGTAATACCGGTAACAACACCAATACCTAAGTCTAATCCATCTAAAGAACTATCTGTAACAGGTTTAAATTTATAATAAAGAGTTACTATTTCTTTACCACCTTTAGCATTACCATCTTTGATTTCTTTCTTTAACTCAGTGATTTTATCTTCAAGTCCTTTTCTATATTCTGGATCAGGTGTTTCTAATAAATCATCTGCTTTTAGATCTTCTCTTAAACTTGCTACAAGTTGCTCTAGTAAATCTATATCTTTAGTTACTTTATATTCAATACCAAATGATCCATTAGGTAAAGTAACAACTTTACCTAAACGGCCATTAAACAGTACTGTTTTATTTAACAGATTACTCAAACTTGTTTTTGATAAATCTTCAATTTCTTCTACTTTATCTGAGGTATCTTTTGTTTCACCAGTCCCCTCTAAATCACCATCTTCCTCAGTTAAATCAGTTTCAAATTCAGGTTCTATCATGGTTACGCCATATTCAGCAATATCTTCTAAGAATGGTAACTCATAATAACCTTTAGCAAGAAGCTCTGTTTTATTAGTTTTACCATCTTCCATTTTTATTGGCTTACCATCCTTACCTAAAACATCTACTTTAGCTTTATCAATGTCATTTACATAACCATCAACATTAACATCAATTTGTAAAGGAAGAATTTGTAGTTTGGTAGCTTTAATACCAGTCATGTTGTAAAACAATGTGGAATAGATTGACAGCTGAGCACGGTGGCTTATGTTTTTGTAGTTGTTAGGGTTTTTATATTCTCCCCATTTCTTAGAAGTCTTGATATCAATTATCATTACTTCACCTTTAGCATTAACAGCTAATAAATCTATCTCACCTGTAATACCCAAAGTCTTATCAAATACCAGTAAGTTCTCTGGAAACAATACAAACTCTCCATCAATCATCTTACCTCTTATAGTAGATACTATACCACCTGGTCCAAACAATCTATCAAATGCTTTTTGAGACATGAAGTCTGAAACTTTGTAGTCAACACCATTAATGTTTACATCACCTGTATACTTAACTTCAGCAAAACCCTCACCTGAACCTGAATCCAGAGTTAAGAATTTTCTAATTAGTTCATCAACTTTTGTTCCAGCATCAGTAGATTCTATGAATGCATATTGATCAATCAGTTTTTCAAGCCTTTCTAGAGTAGGGTCACTTCTTAAACCTTTTTCTATTGCACTTAATTTACTTTTAGAGTCAAATTGCTCATAGCCTTTTGCAGCAAGCTGTTTGAATAAAGACATGAATATATCAACAGCTTTATTCAAATCTTTCTCATTTTCTAAAATATCAGAAAATCTTTTTAATATGTTTTCTTTTTTATTATAACCTTCATATTTAAACTTAGCTATGTCTTCTGCTACTCTAGTAGCAATTTCAGATACTCTTCTTAATGTTTTACTTGGTTCTGTAGTACCTTCACCTAAAGCAGCTAGTTCTGCATCATATATAGCATTTATTCTATCTTCTAACTCTTTTATTGCTATCTGTAATTTTTCTTCATCATATACAGATCCCTCTGCCATACTCTTACGATATGGAGTTTCAGGAGTAATGATATAAGCATTTTCTTTAGGAGTAGTAAATTTTTGACCAGTTACTGCAGTGGTAGTCATTTTATATATAACACTCATCAGTGTTCCAAACTGGTCAAAACCTATACCTTGAGGAATAGTTCTAGCTCTTTTATATAGTCCAGAAGTTCTCTTCTTAGCTGTATTATTTAAACTCTTTTTTCTTCTTCTTTCTATATCATCTTTAGCATCTGTAGAAGTAGTTTCTTGACCAACAAATTTTCTTGTCTTTCTACCTTCTGCATCTACTACATCCTCTACTTCACCTCTTCTGTTAACTACTCTTTCAACAATTTGGTCAACTACTTTTTGTGCAACAGATTTAGGCTTATATACTTTAGTTAATGCATCTAGGTATCCAGCTAAGTTTTCTAAGTCTTCTTTTAAGTCAGCTTTTTGTTGGTCAGTTAAATCTGTACCTTTAAGAGTTTTACCTGAGTCAGATAAAGCTTTTAATTGTTTATACAATTGGTTTAACTGAGCTACAGATTCCTTTGCTTCTACTTGCTTCTTGTTGTACTTTAGGAACGGTGGTTTTTTTAACTGTTCCGCACGGGCTTTTGACTCAGCTAGTTTTTCTGTATTATAAGTAGCTATTATTTGAGCACCATTTTGTTCAACCCAATTTGCTCTAGTTTCTTCATACTTTTCTGGATCAATAGTTTTTAATGTTGGATCACCAGCCTCTACCAAAAATTCATTAAAAGCATTATCAATTAAAACTTTTAAATCATCAGGCATGTTATCATATGGAGTATTTACATTTATCTCATCAAAAGTATTTTCATCAATACCTTTCTCAGCATAAGTTGCTTTTATGTCCTCCTCTTTAGCAGCATATTGAGCATCAAGTTGACCAACTTTTTCAGTATATACTTTAAAAGCTTCTGTTGCTTGAACATCCACAACTTCAGCAAAAGGTTTATTTAAGATTTCTTTTTGTTCTTCAATCTTATCTACTATAAATTCAGGTAATGTTAATGCTGATACAGATGCAAATAATAATTCTTCCTCAGATAATTTATCTGTGAATAATTTATTGAACATTCCTTGAACTAAAGCATGTACTTCAGGATCTGTAGAATCAAGTGCTGTAACTTTATCAAATTCCTCTTCAGAAATTATATTTAATTCAGTTAATTTTTTTACTCTTTCAATAATATTAGAAGCATTGTTTTTACCAAGAGCATCTAATGCATCAGTTATAGCTTCTATTTTCTCTTGAGCAAGTTTCTTTTGTTTTTCTAACTCTTCATTTTCTGAAACTATTTCTGCATTTCTTGATTCAACTGCATCTAGTTCTTCACCATATTCATCTAAGAAAGCTTGCTTATAAACATCTCTAGCTTTTGTTACAGCAGATTCTTTTTGAGTTTTTAATTCAGAAAGCTGTGCTTCCATCTGTTGTTTATCAGTAAGTTTTTCTCCAGCTGGTTTTCTATTTATTGTTCTTGAAGCATCTAAGAATATACGTGCATATCTTTCATACAAAACACTATCTTGAGGAATCACCATCTCTTTTGTAGTGTCAATAAAGTATGAAGGTATGTATCTAGGATCATTACACCATTCTGCAAATTCATCTAAGTCAACAAAAATACCTTGAGATGCTAATGTATTTAACACTTCATTTTTTTCTGAATCAGTAATTTCTTTATTTACAATGTCTTTGTAAAGTTCTTTTCTATTTGCATAGATGTTTTTCATCCACTCAAAGTTTCTATTTATATGTTCATAGAAACCTTGTGGATCTGCAAGTAAGTTGATATACTGAGCAACAGAACCATTTTCTTTTTTTAATTTTTCAATGTCTTTTAACTCACTGAATATTTGGTCCATACCACCATTAGTATCTATTTCTCCTCTTAGTTTTACTATTGCTTGAGCTTCATCATCATAAGAACCATCTTCTTTATTGTTTATAGCTATAGCTTCAAATACATTTTGTAAGCTTTCTCTGTAAAGAGGTTCATCCTCGTCACTGATTTCACCTTTTTCATTTAAAATATTTCTTTGAACTGTTTCAAATGCATGTAATGATTCAAGTAATTTTGCTTTTCTGTTTAGCTCATCATATAATTTTGGATCATTTGTTTCTGCACCAGCTTTGATTTCTTCTATAAGATAACTTATTTGAGTACTTAATTTGTTTGGGTCAGATAGAATAGCAAAATTACCAAATGGACTACCTGATAAACTTTTAATTTTATTAGTTGAACCATATAATTTTTTTAACCTTCCTAAATTATTATCAAAAGTGTTTTGTAAAAAGACAAAACTACCTACAGCCTCACTATATGCTTGATTATATATTTGAGCTTTTTGGTACTCTGGAGAGTCTTTTTCAAAGTTCTCAATATTTATAAAGTCCTTAAACTTATCTTGAGCATACTTGTATCTTTGATCAGTTATTTTAGCTGTGTCAAGTGCTTTATCAATACTTGATAATGCTTTTTCTCCTTGACCTGATTCTAATGACCATGCTTCTTCTAGTTCTTCAGGAGTAAGTGTTTTATACTCACGAAGATTTTTAACAAACATATCAAAAGTACCTGTCTTTAAAGCGGTTATTACAGACTTTTGGAAACCATGAAACTCTAAATCTTTAGCAGTTTTAGTATCTAAGTCATCAGGATTATCTACAGCTTTAGCTATTAACATTTGTGTAGAGTAATTACTCATTCTTGGATCAAAGAAATACTTAGCATTTTGATGCATGTCGTTTAATGCATTAACAATGTTATCAGCTTGAGCTTCTCTGTCTTTTAAGTTTTGTTTATATAACTCTTTATCTTTAAATATTCTACTGTATGTTTTAGTACCAAACTTAAATAGCTTACTTGGTCCTTCTAATAAACTTCCCATTAAGAAACCAGATGCAAATATCTCAGCACCTTGTGCATTCATTTGTTTACCTAATCCATCTAAGAGAGCTCCATAACTATACATAAAACCTGAAGCAGCTTTGTTATAGTAACCATCCACAAATTCTTTTTCAGTTGCCGCAGCTAATGCTTCTTGTCCAATCTCTTGAACACCTTCAACAAGATTTTTCTTAAAGTAATTAAGACCGGCAGCTCCTAATTTTTTAGGATCTTTTAGTGCTTTGAGGGAATTCTTTAGTGATATTGCTTCCTTTGAGTAATAAGACTTAGTGATATCATCTGCAGGATTAAATACAAGTTGAAATTCTTTTCCTACTTCACCAATTACTTTTCCAAAATTAAATCTTGGAGCATTTTTTAAGAAACCTGCTCTTGTAATAGAAGGGAAAGCAATTTTATTTGAATAAAATACTAATCCGGTATTCCATATTGTATTTTTAAATCCAGCTTGTTTAGCTTGCATCATCATCCTTTGTTGTTCATCTGATGATGGAGCTTGACCAAATTTAGCATAGTGCTCATTGTATAGTTTATCATAAACACTTTTTTGAGAAAAACCTCCTTCTAGTCTACCTTCAGACAATGCTAAGTTTACACCCATTATATCATGCCAAAATGCACCAGCAGTTTTAGCTGTCTTAGCTAATCTAGTTATGTCATCAACTCCTTTTAGAGATTTGTATGCATCATATGTATTCTCTAATGGATTTAAAAATTTAGCAGTACCCTTTACAGTAGATGTAAAAAAGTTCTTAGCAGCATTTATATTTTTTAATTCACCTACAGCAGTGCTGATTTTACCAATATTTTTAACTGACTGATAAAGTGCATTAGGAATTTTTGCAAATGCCTCTAACCCTTTTACAGCACCACCTATAACAGTACCAGGAACAGCACCAACACCTTCTCCACCTACAGCTCCAACAGTTGCTCCAATCATCATACCTTCAGCAACACCTTCTAATAAAATACCTGCTGAGTAGGAAACAGAGTTTAATAAGTTTGTAGTAAGTCCACCTGCACCACCTCTACTTGAGTAACCAAGAGCATTATAGTATTCATAATCTTTTGCTTCTTGTCTACTTGCTCCAACATCACCACCCATTGCTCCAGCATATGAATTAATAGGGGACATAAAACCAAGTCCGACCATAGGTAAGGCTGCATTTACAGCCCATCTTTTCATATCATCAAATGTATTTGTCTGTTGGTTATACACAGCCTCATTATCAATATGTGGATCAAAACCTATTTTGTTAAATGTCTCTTGACCATAAGCTTTATATCTTGCTCTAAAAGATGGTCCTGATGGACTATTATCATAAGCAAAAACATTACCATATTCATTTTTATCTTGATAAGCAGCATCACTTTGTTTTATTGAACTTGACAGACCTTTCATAAAATCTCTAGTACTAGTAGTATTTTTAATAGGTGTCTTTGGAGGTACACCTGATATAGCTTGTCTAGTATCAATAATTTTACTTGTGTTAGATAAGTTATTAATATCCATATCAGTCATGTTTGAAACAATCTTAGTATTTGCCATTATTATAATGTATTAAATCCTGGATTTTTTGGAGCTCTACCAAATTTTTCATTAAAAGCTTTTACATTTTTTTCATTATTTGAATTATGAAATCTTTCATAATCTTCTTTAAGTCTTGCATTTGCATCAGCAAAACTCTTCATAATAGAGTTTAATTTATTATCAATTTGTTTACCAAAAGGCTGTGCCATACTGGATTCTTTCGTTTCAAAATATTCACCATTGTCATCAACAGCTCTTATTACAGTAGTGTAACGATAATTACCTGTAACATTATCTTTGTCAAAAATTACTGTATGTCCATAAGTAGGATCTACATAAGATAATTTTTTACCAGTGTTTAATATTGCTTCTGTAGGAGTAATTCTGTTTGATTGAAATAAACTATTTTTCCAATTACTTGTAGGTGCAATATAAGTGATACCGTTTGTTTTTATCTTATCAATTATATCATCTTCACCTTTAAAATATTTTTCAATAACTTCATTAGGTATATTACTAATTTTCATAGCTCCTAAGTCAGAATTTTCAGCACCAATTTGAGATTGTATAAGTTTAAATATAGTTGGGTTAGTTTTTTGACTTTTATTTTTTGACAAATTTTTTAAATCAAACAACATGTTTTTTAATTTGTTATTTAAATTTATATTTATTTCAGCATCAGGATCATATTGATTACCATCTAAAGAAACCATATAACTGTTTTTATCAGCTTGATTAAAATTAATTTTACTTAGATCATATAAAAATTGATTAAAAGAAATTAAGTTATCATCTTTTCTTCCTAAGTTTACCGGAATAGATGTTGCTCTTGCTCCCAATGAAGTTTTACTACCTGAAGTACCTTTTTCACTTGGTAAATAAGATATCAAACCTAATTTATGATCAGGTTGATAAACAATATTTTCATATTCATCATTCATTTCACTTAATAAATCAGAAGAAGAAAATGAATTTGAAATTGCACCTAATGTACCTGCTGGATTTCCTGGATTAATACCAACTATAGATGGAAGAGCTTTTATAGTTTTACCTGCTCTTTCAAAGAATCCAGGAGGACTTGCTTTTTTTCCTGTTCTTTTTTCATAGCTATCAAATATGTTTTCTAAAACATCATTGAATTCATCATCCTCCCATGTTTCACCGGTTACATATTTTTTAAGATATTGATCAATAATTGTATATCTCAATGCTTTATCTTTAATACCTGTAGATTCTAACTTTGTACTTAATGTATTAGCAATTCTTTTTCTATTTTCTTCTTTAGTATCTCTATGAACTTTATAAAACATTCTCATTTGATCAAGCTTATAACTTGAAATTGATGAGTGTTCATTATAGTTTTGACCTACACTTGTAGCATTATTTTTCAAAGCCCAAGCATCCATTCTCTTTTTGTAATCAAAAATTTTAGCATTAATAGTAAGATCTCTAACAAGTTTTTGTCTACCGTCTGCACCATTATCATAGTTATTTTTAATTTTATTCCATATTTTTTGACCACCAGCACGGTCTGTACCAAATAAATATGCTAAATCATTAGCTTTAATTTCACCAAGAGCAATACCATTTTTGATAGAGTCAACCCAAGTTCCAACATAACTACTTGACAAGTTATCTATGTTCTCCATTAAAACTTCTCTATTATGCTTAACCATATTGACAGAACGGTCATCTGTTTCCACTTCATCTTTTTCTAATAGTTGTGATGGGGTTGGTGTAAGAATTATTTCTCCTGAATAAGGATCCCTAGCTATTTGTCCTGTATCAGGATCTATCTCTGCTAAGTCATTCTCTAATAGATATTTTATTCTAGCATCCTCACTTGCAGCATTTATTTTTGCAGTTGCTCTTAAATCAGCTCTTCTATTATTTTCTCTATCTCTAGCCATTGCATTCTGATTCCTAACAGTCTCAAGACCTAGAGGACTTATTTCTTTCTTGTAGATCATATCATTTTTAGAATATGCATCTGCAGCAAATATAATATCTTTCTCAGCTAAATAACTTGCAAGTAATCTATCTACATTATATCTAGCTTGTTCAAGATTATCTAAGTTTAATCCTTCAACACTAGTTATATCATTTGTTTGTATAGTTCCATTACCAGATGGATCAATTTCTTCACTTAGATCTCTGTTATGTTTGTATACAATTTCATCTACTTCAATTGCTTGTGCAATTTTTTGTAAGTAAGCAGGTTGAAAAGGATTTACTTTACCGTTACTTATATCTTGTTCTACATTATTTTTTTTATTAGTAGATACTGTAACAGCTTCTTCAGATTGTTTTGTTTTTTCTTTAGTGTAATCTTGAAGAAATAAAAACTGTTCTTTTAAAAATTCTTTTTCAGCTAAAACTTCATTATTACCATATTTACTTGCTCTAGCTTTTGCTTCATCTTTTCTTTTTACATATGCTTCTGTAGAATATTTCTTTTGTAAAGCAGGATCATTAATATAATCAGCATAAAACATCTTTTGTAATGTAGGAATAATAAGGTCTCCATTTTTTTGTCTAACTGTATACATACCGCTTGCATCTGATTCAGTAATATCAACAGATAAGTTGTATTCTTTAGCCATATCCAAGTATTGTTTTGTAGCATTTACATTTGGAGTATACATAATATTTCCAAAACCTAAAACATCAGCTTCTGCTGCATTTTTAAATTCTTCTAATCTGTAATCCATGTCTTTAATACCTACATCCCAGTATGCACCTCTATCTTCTTTATTTTTACTTGATGCTAATGCTAATGCTCTTGACTTTTCATCTTTATAGTTCTTAGTAAGAGCCATATCTTTCATCAAGTTTTTATTTTCATAGACAGGTCTAAAAATTTGTTTAGCTTGTTCTACATTTTGCTCAAGAGATAAATCTAAACCAGAAACTCTTTTTAATTCATAGTCTATATTTTTTAGATAATCATCTTTCATCTTGTTACTTGAATCTCTAGTAACATCTT